CAAACGTGTAGGCCAGCACGGCGAGAGGAAAACGCTTGATGGTAGAGATCATCACTGGTGTTGCCACAATGTACGCTCTGGCCCAGCACACCGGCAACCCGCTCTTTTGCGGCGGCATCTACGCCGACACCACCGCGCCGTGGGTGGCGCTACCTTATAGAGAGTATACGGAAGGTGCGTGGACCTGCGGCGAGCCGGTGTTCCTGGAAGGCGTGGACGTAACAGGACAGAAATGGCATCTTGCCGCAACGGTTCGCGACACCGGACCATTCGGCGCACATTGCGTTGTCCGGGGCAATCGCTGCATACCGATTGTGGTAGACGTGCCAGAGCCGCCCGCGCGGTTCAAAGGACTGTCGTCGGCGGTAACGGTGAGGATGATGGCGAGAGAGGCGGAGCGGATGGGGATGGTGCAATGAGAACGCTGAGAACTGCCGGCGTCCCTGCCGAACTGACCGATGAATACCTGGACCGTTTCGGCGTGCCGGAGAAGCACCCGCTACGGGACACGGCGCGACGGGTCCGCGTGCAGCGTGCGCGGTTGTTGCGGTGGCGGGGGCACCTGCGGTCGGTGGCGGCGGGATTTGATGGGTGGTGTGATGGGTAAGACCGTCTTTTGGGCGATTGTGCGCAAGGTACAGACGCTCACGGACGGCAGCCTGAACGTGACGTTCAATTTGCCCGAGGATGCGATACCAGAAGCGGCGGAACTGATGGCATATCAGATACACGGGGTTGTGGTGGATTTGACGGTAGCGCCACGACCAGAAAAACAGGTGAGAACAGGTGAGCAGGCCGGGAACGTGGCAGAAGGGCCAAAGCGGAAATCCAAGTGGACGACCGCCGAAGAATAGAGCCCTAACTGAAATACTAGAGCGTAGGGCCGGGCGCACGCTTGAGGACATTGACGGAAAGCGGCGCGGTGGCAAGTACATCGTGGCGCGTGCCCTTTGGGATATTGCTTCTACGGGCAGAACGACGCTGCCGGGCGATCCACCGATGGCGCTGGAGGCATCGCCGCAGGATTGGATCGGTGTTGTCAAGTGGCTCTACCAGCATATCGATGGCCCAGCGGTGCAACGTTTGAGCCACGAGGGCACCGGGGAAGGCGGGGCGATTGTCGTTGCTAATGTGGAGCTAACGGATGCTGAGCGTCGAGCAGCTCTTGCGGGAATGTTCGGACTATCAACGGAAACTGACGGATAGCACGCTGTCCGGGACGATCAACCCGGACCAGCACTACGCGCCGCGAGGCAATGCAGCGCGGTTGCTCTTTAACACAGACCGGGAACTGGTCGTGTCTGGACCCGCCGGCACGGGCAAGAGCCGTGCGTGTCTCGAAAAGCTGCACTACTGCTGCAACACCTACCCAGGCGCGCGGGCGCTGATCGTCCGGCAGACCCGGGCCAGCTTGAGCGAGACCGGCCTGGAGACGTTCGAGACGCACGTCCTCGGCCCCTTGCACCCGATGGCCGTCGACGGTCCCAAGCGACCCTGGCGCACTTCGTACCGCTACCCGAACGGCAGCCAGATCAACGTCGGCGGGATGGACAAGCCGGGCCGTATCCTGTCGAGCGAGTACGACATTGTGTACTGGCAGCAGGCCGAAGAGGGGACGCTGTGGGGATACGAGACCATCCTCACGCGCCTACGCGGGACCGGGCTCCCGTTCCGCCAACTGCTCACGGACTGCAACCCGGAATCGCCGATGCACTGGCTCAAGCAGCGCTGCGACGCCGGCGCGGCGACGCTGATCGAGACGGATCACAAGGACAACCCGGTCCTATGGGATGGCGAGGCGCGCGAATGGACAGAGTTCGGAGAGGAGTACATCGGGACGCTCGACCGGCTGACCGGGGCGCGCAAGCTGCGGCTCCGCTTCGGCGTGTGGGTCGTGCCGGAGGGCGCGATCTACAGCCTGTTCGACGACAGCCGGCACAAGGTCCAGGGATTCCGGCCTCCGGCGCTCTGGCCGCGCATCGTGGCGATCGACCCGGTCGGCGCGTTCATCGGGGCGCTGTGGATGGCGTTCGATCCCAAGGCGCGCGTGCTGAACGTGTATCGCGAGTACCTGGAACCCTACGGCGACCCGACGAGCGTACACGTCAAGAACATTCTAAAACTGAGCCAGGGCGAGACGGTCTTCGCCTGGGTCGGCGGCGGTCCGTCCGAGCGCCAGGCGCGCACGGACTGGCAAGCCAACGGGATCCCGCTCTTGGAGCCGCCGGTGATCGGGGTCTGGTCGCAGATCGACCGCGTGATCGAGCTACTGAGAGACTTCAAGATCGTGATCCACGACTCGTGCCCGCAGCTGTTGAGCGACGTGGGGAGCTATCGGCGCAAGGTGGTCAACGGTCAAACGACCGATACGATCGAGGACAAGGACATATTTCACCTGGCCGACTGCCTGCGATATGGCGTATCGTTTCTGGCCGAACCGCGCGAGCAGGTGCAGGTCGTGCAGCGCCTAGCGCCGATTGGCGCGCGGTTCTGAAAGGGGAGCAATGATGTACATACAGATTCCGATTGGCATCGTGGTCGGCGTGGTCTCGTTTATCGCCGGCGCGGTTTCGATGTTCGGCCTGGGCCTGCTGGCCAACAAGGCGCAAGAACGACGCAACGCGCGCATCCTGGCCGGCGTGCGGCGCGCGATAGAGGAGGATGAATGCGAGGGCTCAGAGATACCGAACCCTATGCCGTAGAAATGGCAGACGGGCGCACAATCTTTTACGATGCCAACCGCGCGTACATCTGGCGCGGGCGGCTCGTATTCTACGTTGGCCTGTGGCGTATGGTCGGGGCTATCGAGCGCGGGCAGTGGGTCCGCGTGGCCGAGGGGGTAGGCCCTGACGATCTGAGGCACAATGAGTAAAGCAAGCTATTGGCGCGGCGTAGACGTTGCGCTGGAGGAACAGCGGCGCGCGCAGCAGGCGATTCGCGATACCTGGCAGTGGGCGCAAACAGGACGCCCGATCTCAGAGGTCGAGGACCGTGTGCGCGCACTGTCCGAGTACGACGATGAGTACCTGGACCTGCTGGTCCAAGATTTGGTCTGGGACTATATGGGCACGCAGGGCACGACCGCCGCGCGAGAGCGCAAGTGGGCGGTAGACGGCAGCCGGCAGGCGTGGCGGTCTCAATCCCCGCTGGCACAGTGGGCGATCTGGACCTGGACCGCGTGGGGGCTGGGCGACTCGGTCGCCATCAGCGCCGAGGACGAACAGAACGCGCAGCCCGTGCTCGACGAGTTTTTGAGCGCAGCGCGCAACGCGGCGGTGTTGGGCCAGGACCGGCTGCACAGGCTCAGCGAGCGGACCCTGATCGACGGAAACGCATTCCTCGCGTTCTTTGCCTCTACCGTGGACGGGCTATGCACCGTGCGCACGGTCTCACAGGACGAGATCGAGATCGTCTGCAATCCAGAGGACAACCAGGTGCCCTGGTTCTACAAGCGGACGTACACCGACGCGAGCGGCACGCCGCGCGACCTCTACTACCCGGACTGGGCGCTCTACTTTGGCGGCAAGGATGCCCCGCTGACCGTGGAGGAAGCCTGGGAGCGATTGCGCGACAATAACCTGGTCTCTCCCGCGGCCCAGCGTGCGGACCAGGCACAGAGCGCCCGGCTCGGCGGAATGGAAGAGGAGCCGGCGACGGCGGTCTGTATGCTCCACATCGCGCACAACGTCAAAGAGAACGACGATGCGTGGGGCTGGCCGCTGTTGACGGTCGCGCTACCCTGGCTGCGCACTCACAAGCGATTTGCGCAAGCTCGCTTTACCGTGGCGCTCTCGGTCGCACAGTTCGTGCGCCGTTCCAAGGTGGCCGGCGGCTCGCGTGCCGTGGCGAGCGTGATCGATACCATCGCGTCCAACCTTTCGCAAACCCAGTACACGGATACCAACCCGCCGGCGGCGGCTGGCTCGTGGCACGTCGAGAACAAAGCGGTCGATACGAGCGAGCTGCCAATGCGCACGGGGGCCGGGGATGCCGAGGCGGACAACAAGCTCTTCGCGTGGATGGTAGCCATCGCCTGCGGCCTGAACACCGTGAGTATCGGCCTCGACGCCTCGCGCTGTGCGACCGCAATCCAGATGGACAAGG